TATATTTGTAAAGAGATAACTAAAGAAACTAATAATCTAATCTAATATTAATAATGCCGTTTCGTATTGTAAAGCAAAATAAGGGATATTTCGTAGAAAATATCGATACTGGGAAAAGATACTCAAAAAAACCATTAACAGAACAGAATGCAAAAGCACAGTTTAGAATATTGAATAAGTATCTATCCACTCTAGAGGGCTCCGGCCTAAATAAAGGTGAAATTAAAGAGATATCACTAGCACCACTGACCGATTTAGATATTAAAAAGTATATACCAAATGCAAGAATAATGTCATCTAGTGAAATAGGCAATTATAATTCATTGGATAAGTTAATGCCTAATAATAAGGATTGCATATTTGTTATATATGAATCAAAGCCGAACTACGGGCACTGGGTGCTTATATCAAGATATCCATCTAATGTGTTTGAATACTTTGATTCATATGGGGGAAAGATAGATGAACCTATTGATTGGGTAAATAAACAAACACAAAACTCATTAGATTTAAAACCATATCTAACCGACATATTGGAAAAGGCAAAGAAAGATAATCAAAATCTTGATATTATATATAATTCAAAAGATTTTCAAAATGGTGAAAATAAGGGTATAGCTACGTGTGGCAGGCATTGCATTCTACGTGCTCTAACTATAATAAAGGATAATCAACAACTAACGGATTATATAAAGATGATGCAAGGCATTAAAGATGTATCTGGCTATACATTCGACCAAATTGTAAGTGCTATAATAGATATCTAAAAATCTAGCTCACTTTCATATTTGCAGATACATTTTAATTTATTTACTGGTATATAGTAGCATTCATATTCCAAATCAACTTTATCTATTCTATCATTCCTTTTAAATTTTTTCGTTAGAAACTTATTGAATTCATTAGGCTTATATTCAATATAGTATAATCCATCTAAATAGTTGAATAATAATATAGTATTGAGCTTGCACTTATATTTTTGTATTAGTGTAGTAGGAAAAGCATCCCTATCATTATTACGGCTTTTTAATTCATAAGTAAATGCACCATCTGAGAAATCATAAGCAGAATATCTATCATCACTCTTAGCTATATTTCTTTTGAAGTAGTTGCAAATATGGCCTAGAATCTCACTTTCTTGCTCTTTACCAAAACTATAATCTCTTTCAAAGCTAGACATTATTCTCTAAATGTTCTCTACTAGTTGTTATCTACTTGTATAATTAGATTATTTTTTTAAAAAAATATACCGCAGATTATAATAGAAATAAAAAATGCAGAATTTTGTTAATTGCTCTAGAGTATATGTTGATAAATGCGAGTTTGGCTTTGGTGTATTTGCCAATGAAGATATTAAAGAAGGGGAAATAGTTGAGATTGGATTAATGTATATCATAGATGGTGTAGATGGTAATAATAACGAACATCTTTTCACCTGGTCGGATGATAGAAGCCGCTGGGCTGGTGCGAGCGGTTGTATACCATATTATAATCATTCAGATTATCCTAATGTTAAGAAGGTAGGAGACCTAGTAAATAATACAATGAAGATAGTGGCGCTAAGAGATATAGCAAATGGCGAAGAATTACGTAATCAATATATGAGTGCTAAATGGCGCAAATGTTTTAGCAAGCTTGTTTAACTATCTAAAAAAATAAATAAGTTATATTTTAGCAAAAAAATAATCTAGCTAGATTATAGTAAAGTATTAAAAAATGGAAGAATCATTTAAGTATAGCGAACTATATGCCGAATATCTTGATGTTATCAAGAGTTGGGCGGATATCAATGCATTATGCACTCACACTTTTCACCAATATCGATTTAATCCTACTAGCATCAAACGATTACACAAGAGGCTAGAAACACTTACTACAACAAAGGATTTAATGCAAAAGGATTTAGATGATATACAGCAATGCTTTGATAATCTAGAAACAAGGTCTATAATATATCTATTCAGCTTTAAAAGAGTGCAAGATGAACTGCTAGCTCTAGCACAACCAGATGAAAATACTAGCGGCAATAATGAAATGCAAAAAGAGGCGGAAAAGGAGGAAAAAGAGGTGGAAAAGGGAATCATTAAAACGAATGATGCAGAATTTAGGGAAGAATTGGCGCGAATTGAGGAATATATCGATAAATTCTGAAATCTGAATTAGATTTTTTGGTGTAATAATCTAGTTTATATCGCGATTTTGTAAAAATAAATTTATTTTTACCCGTAATAAGCTATATTCTGATTATTTTCTTGTAATAATCTAGGCTAGATTATTTTTCAGGCATTATTTTCTGATAGGATATATAAGCAATCATAATTTTTTATAATTTTCAAATCTAATTATATAATAAATAGATTATCTAAAGAATGGTATCACTACAGAATCTGAAATATCTTTCACCCGTAGCAAATACGCTAGATAATAGCACGCACGAATACTGCAATCTCCAGATGGTAAATGAATATACACCAAATAATACACAGCCTAAACTAATGATATTCGACCAAACTAAAACATCTAACGTGCTAGATGTTAGTAATGATTATTATTTAAGCGTTATTCGTTGGAATATTCAGTGTAATTTGCCAGTTATTGTGCCCGATATGCAACTATATCCTAACGACCCGCTAGCACATTATACAGGTATCACCAATTACAAAGTGGCACTACTATATACTAATGCGGGCGGAACCTGGAACAATCCATCTGGCGGAACTGGTGTTCCTTTGCTTTACCAACCGGAAACAACTAGCCCTAAAATTCTATCTTATATACCACCACCAACAAATAAAGAAGATGTTCTAAATAATCCATACTATTACATCCGCATTGTTGATACATTTCTCAAAATGATTAATGATGCTATTATTTCTTTTATTGGCACAGTAGCCGGGATGAGTTGGACTAATCCTCCCTATTTCCAATGGGATGCTAATGCAGGAAAGATAGTCTTTAATGTGCCTAATAGCTTGCCTACTGGTGTCGCAGGCGTTGATGCTACTACTAAATGGTATGTAGCACTTAATCAACCTCTTTATAATCTACTAAGCACATTTAAAATTCAATTCTTTCCGGATAGCTCTGGTAATACTAACTTTCCTAATACTATATGCCGCTACGTAATTGATACCGATATATTAAAGCAAGGTGCAGGCAATTATACTCCTTACTATCAACAATCCTCTAGTGTTGTCAATTGGTCTCCTTGTCAGTCAATAGTATTTATCAGTAGCACTATACCTGTAGAAGCACAATTTTCTGGTGCCCCCGTCAATCTAAACAATACCGACCCTAGCACTCAATCAAGTATTTACCAACAGCAATCCACTACCAAAGTCCTCACTGATTTTATCATACCATTTAATAACGGTGTTGAAGCAACTAATTCACAAGTCTATTATATACCACAAAGTGAATATAGGCTTATTGATTTATTAGGTAATAGTGCAATGAATCAACTTACTATACAAGTATTCTGGCGGGATAGATATGGTTCTTTTCATCCTATGTCTCTAGATGCCGGCGGAAGTGCCGATATTCTTTTACTATTAAGAAAGAAATCATTTAATGGTTTAGGCTCAAAGTAAATTAAAATGTTTTTTTATTTTTTTTATTTCTTTATTATAATTAAGAAACAATTTATAGCATCAATATGTCTCAGCAAATCAAACCCGTAGCAGTGCGAGATACCGTGCTCGATTTGCAAGATTCTCTAGATTATGCAGTTTACCGCGGCGGAAGCTCTATCTCCGTGCAGAAATTCATTGCTAACAGTGCAACTAGTCAAGCTCACGTTTACGCAATTCAAGTCCCTAGCACATCCGTTGTATTGTCTCGTAATCTAGTTTGGGGCAGCACAATAAGCCTAACTATCACAGGAACACCAGCACAAGGTGAATATCTTGTGAATCTAGCACCAAAACACGTTAAGGGTGATGCAGGGAATTTTTACGGTGCTGATTGTCCCGCTCCTTTTATTCTCAATCAGCTTTGCACCAATATGAATATACAAATCAACAACACTCAGGTGTCATTGCCAGTGAATCAGGTGCTTGATCCACTACTCCGTAGTGTTGATAAGTCATTTTTTGAACGTTGGAACGGCTCTACTCCTACACAACTGGATAAGTATGGCGATAGTTATCAAGCAAAGCCATTCCAAACTGTTTTAGCTGGAACGGTTAGCCCGGCTGACCCCGGCAGTAATATCGACATATTACAAACTACATATACTGCCCGATTTAACTCACCATTTAATAACTTTGATAATGCTAATCTTAACAATGGGATTGTGCCGCGCGGTTCTTTTAAGATTGATTCTATTACTGGCAACACCGCTGGTGGCACGGCCGCTGGAACTTTAGTCTCAAAAACCGTAGTAATCACTCTTACCGTGCGGGAACCCGTTTTTGTGAGTCCGTTCTTATGGTCGGAACACGTTGACAGCGTAGGAATGAGTGGAATTCAACAGATTAATATCAATTGTCAGATGGACTCTCAAGCCCTACGTGCCTGGCGCTGGCTTTGTGATGAATGGGTGCAATCTAAGGCAATCACCAATGTATCCTATACAAACTCCTATATGGAATGCGTGTTTATTTCACCAAAGCCGGAAGATATGATTCCCGCAACCATCTGCACACCCTTACAAACATTCACCAATTATAAGCTACCTTATCAAGGTGCAAACGTAGCCTCTGGCGGCACTGGAAATCTTACATCAAACTCTATACAACTAAATAGCTATCCCGATAAAGTGTGGGTATATGTGGACGACCAATTTAAGTATGTCTCTCCCGGTGCTGCTGCTGGAACTGCTTTGAATCTTGCTGGAAATGGTGTTTTCGACCACTATGCAACCATTAACCGCGTAGAAATTACGTTGAATAACCGCTCTGGCCTACTAACGACATATGATTTAACACAGCTTTATCGTGCTAGTGTTAAGTCTGGCTCTCAACAGTCATTCGATGAGTTTTCAGGTCTACAGATGGCGTATGAAACCGCGAACGTAGTGGATGGGACACCGCCTACTTATATTTCCACCACTGGAAGCGTGCTCTGCCTAAATTTCGGCGATGTCATTCCTATACTAGAAAGTTATTATGCACCGGGCTCATTAGCAAACACACAGTTTCAGATTACAGTATATTTTACTAACAACCAACAGACAGCAATCCAACCACAACTAAACCTCATTATGTGCTATTCTGGCCTCCTTGCCACTAGCAATGGTGCATCTAGCGCTTATACATCAGGGGTTTTAACGAAGGAAAGCGTACTCAGTTCCGCTAGTGTTTCTAAGCCTATCACTAAGGAACACCTTGCCCGCTATGTTGGTGGTGGTCTCCTAGGCGACCTCAAGGCAATGGCATCCTCTGCCCTACCAATGCTAAAGAGTCAACTCTTAGCTCCTGCCGTTGAGAAGCTCGGCTCTATGGCTGTCGACCGCCTTTCTCGTAAGCTCCGGGCTTAAGAAATCAAATTATTTATTTTGTTTTTTATTTTGTTTTTACTTAAAGAATATTATATCTATCATTAGTAGATAACAAACTCTAGAATGGATAGAAAGGAATATATGAAGGCTTACCGTAAAACACATCAA